GGCAATGCTTAAGATGCATCCTAATACTTGTTGTGAATAATCAACCCAAAGGAAGATTAAGAGCACACTGGATCTCTACACGTAGGGAGTAACTAACTCTTCTACGAGGATCGGATCTATCGTAAGCTAGATTCTAACGGTACCATGGATTCCACCTTTAAGCTTGTCCATAAAGTAAGGATACTTACGGAAAAGCCTAAGAGCCCGAAATCCACTTGTGGTTCACCTTCTGGACTTTTCTCCACAGCCGTATTCGCAACGGAAAGCGAGTTAGGACCTGATGGTCCTTCCGCTTTAAGTACGACGTCGGAAATGCAGAGAGAGCCCGGTCGAGTGATTCCCACATTTTGAGAATCGGCTCTAGGGAAGCCTCATCTCGGTATCCAGTAGCCCGGGTTTTCTGGATTTTCTCGGAAATCTCGGCCCACTGCGCGATAAATGGATCGACAATGGGATCCTGGATGCGGTCTTTCCACCATCTGTCGAAGTCGGGCCAAACAGACCGACAACGATCCGGAAGCTGGGTATCCAGCACGGGAGAAGCCTTTGGCTTCCCTTTCGGTGGTGACGCATACACTATACCTAAGTCGATTGACTTTCGGCAGGCTCCGATGCGAGCCATATACGTCACGGCTTCTTTTGATAGAAGCCGACCCAGGAAAGCCGCAAAGAGATTTGGATAACCCTCAGTCTTAAGTGTAACATACCGCCCAAAAGCGGACATGGTAAACCAAGAAAAGAGAGTACCCACTCCATACGGTGCTCCAGGATAAGATAAACCAAGTAGCAGGGCAGCTTGGCGACTCGTCATCTTCCGTAATCGCCGCGAGGCGAGAGCAGTCGCTGACTTGTAGCCAAACCCTAAATACCGCGCTATAGAATACAGCATCGGCACTTTCTCAGTAAGATTAACAACACTGTTGATAACCTCGGGAACAAGTCCCAATCCTAACCACCCGGTCGACAAACCGACGAGAGGGAACGGGGTCACGTCTTTACCTTTATAATAAAAACGTTTAGCAAATTCCATCGAAAGATTCTTCGAAACGAGGGATTTGGACTTATTGATACTAACACCTAGCGTACCCATAACTGATAAATACTCACGTGCGACACCATGATTCCCAATCACGACGTCATCGCCGAGCACTGCATAGTCAGAGAACCAGGAGGTACATCCAGCTTTACTAGCTGCAAATTGTATAATGCAATGATGCGTTAGCGCTAGCATCGCCCAGGAAGAATAAGCTCCCATGGGCTGACCCACCGCATATTTCACATACCGAGGGAACGAAGCCCCGAATGTTCTTCGGAAAATCTTCGGAACTCCAAAGTAGCGATCAGCGATGAGCCAGCACCACGCTTGCCCAAATTCCGGACTAGTTAGTGCTTCCAGCAGTAGACCCTGAATACGCAAAGGTAGCCTATCAGTTGCCGCAGATAAATCAAACGACCAGACATGGGTTTGCCCATTCGCCTTCATACGCTCAGCTAATTTCTTAACTGGCGCGTGTTGGTTGTGGGTCCCATCCTGTGGTATTTTCTTTAATACCTTAACGAAGATGTAACTGTGCAAAGGATAGAGTAACGCTTGCGTAATGGAATCTACCATTGCAAACATCCGTAACTTTCCTGGTTCCTCTTTTACCGCAATACTACCTAGACCCCAAACAGACGGTCCTTCTAACCCAACCACGGAGTGGTCGAGATTAGGGATCGCCTGCTCTTCCGGAACGTGCATCACGTCCCTATCTAAGTATATCCCGGCTGTGGTGTGTCCGTCGAACACAAGGTGTAAGCTATCGCATAACATCGCGAATCGCGTCAACAAATTACCCTGACCTGGGGTTCTAATCCAAGTCATGATATCTGCAATGCAATTAGCGTAGTTAGGCGACCCACGAGAGGAATGCGGTCCAGACTTCATCAGCGGCAACAGCCGTCCGCGAAGTTCAGGGAAAATCCAACCCGAAAGCCCTTTTGCTCGAAGAGCCTCCACGTCTTCATCATCAACTTGATACTTGAGAAGTTTCACCTTGAACGAATCTGTTAGCCAAGGGACAAAGCTACTGTTCGTAAACTCTATCCAATTAACTATAAATTTGTTAGTGAGTTTCTTCCCAGGATCTGTGATAGTCGAAATAGAAAGCTTTCCGCGAAACTCTAAGACCCTGTACAACGTACAGAGGCCTAAAGCGTACCGGATCGCTCCTAAATCTCCCTGTCTGATCCTCGCGCGCAGTTGCGCTGGTAGCCATCTGGGCATCCCAGTACGGGTACGAGCGATCTTCGGGCCATAGACCTTGGAGTCGGACACTGAGTCTTGAGCTAGCGTTTTCATTATAAATAATGATGACGCCTTCAATCTCAGAGCCAACCCTCTCGGTCCCTGGTCCTTGTATACACAACTCGCCCACCTAGCAAATATAAATGTAGCTTTCACAAACGATAAGGCACTAGATCCAGAGATTAGCGGAACCACCTTTAACAGTGGTCCCACCAACCTGCGACTACTTTTTACGGTAATCTGCCAAATACTAGAAGCTGTCTTTAACAATGACTTAT